TTTGGATGACCTGCATCCATAATTGCATTGTACACAGTTGTTCTATCACTATTAATAGCTTCTTTCATGTAATATGCAACTACTCTTTCAATATCTTTAGCATAAGCTCTTGCTTGATCTCTTAAAACAGGATCTACATTATCCGATACAGATATTATTTTTCTAACACAAGTTTCAGCTACTTCCTCTGGAGTAAAACCTCTATTGCTTGTTGTTTTAACATCAACAATTGGTCTATCTTTCGGTAAATCCATTTTTAAACTAAACATTATTGTTTACCTCTGATAACCTTTCCTACTCTATATTCTTCAGTAACTTCTTTTGCTTCACCTAACATCTTAATACCAACTATAGCTTCTTGAAACTTTTGATTATACATACCCATAACATCTTGTTCACCTTTCATAAAAGTATAAGCTTCAATTAGGGAGGCGTATAACAAGGCTATTTTTGCATTAATACTTAACCAAGTAGTTCCAGATTCAGATCCTGCTGTTAAACTTTGTGGTCTGTAGTAATAATGTAATTCTCCTGTGTAAGAAGCATTTGGTGCAGGAGCTATTAAAAAATTTTCAATATCAAAAACGCTGTAGTATTTTGGAACTCCTTGTGTGCTTTCATTTGGAGTAAATGTTTGTAAAAAACTTGGATCCTTAAAATCAACAAAAACTTTAATTTCATCAGATGATCTAAAACTTAAAGAAAAAGGGGCTAAAAAATCAGAAGGACAAGCAAAGTATTGACTACCCTGAGTTATGGTGGCTACAGCATTTTTTCTAAACAAACTTAGTTGTACATTTTTTAGTATTCTTTCTTCTGCTAATCGAATAAATACAGGAAGATTATTCACAAAAGTTGTTTCGTTATTTTCTGTGTAATCCTGAATAGCTGTTTTTAGTTGTGCAAAAGTAAAGCTCATAATATCACACTATTGTTATATTTCCTACCATACTAGAGTGGTTTGTACATTGATAGACCAAAGAAGTATCACTTGGTTCATGTGGGACAATAAATTGAGTAAGACCTGTAGTTGAATTATAATTTTCTGTAACACCTGTTGTAAAAGCGGAACCTCCATCAGATGTTCTAATTTGTAAAGGATGGCTACTTACATTTGCAGTATTATCTATAAGGTAAGTGTGTCCTTTGTAAAAAGTAAAGTTTGGATTATTGCCAGATGTAGCTCCCGGACCAGTAAAAGTAAAAGCAGAGGATCCATTAGTACCTGCTACATAAGTTGTAACAGGACCAGTTGTTTCATCATTAAGTCTAATCCAATTTCCTCCATGTGCGAAGTATAACCCCCCTGTCGCATGAACATGCCCTATAGCCCCGTGATAGGTGCTTGCACTTGGTAAATCACTTAAATTAGCATAATAAAAAACAATTTTATTAGCACCAGAACTAACGTCAAAAAGACCTGCACTATCTA